AACTGCCAGTCGTTTTGCCTCATTCGTGATTCGATTCTCCGTGTCTTTCTCTTTGCTATGCTTGTACTCGGCTAGATTGAGAATGATTCCCTTTTCCTCAAGGTCAAGATTCTGACTCACTCGGAGCTTGGCGTTACCCTTTAGCCGTTCAACAGTCTTGTCGTTTAAGTCGATCTTCTCATACTTCCACAGCAGGTCAAACGTCGAAGAGAAAACAGTACCATCTTCGTGGTATTGATCGTACATTGATTTGATGTATTGGTCTAATTCTTCGTCTGTCAGCTTTCGGGGTGCTTCAATCTTTAGCGGTTCTTTACGCTCAGACTTACAGAAAGCGGCCAAAAAACGACGATATTCCTTTTCATAGTTTCGTAGCCATCCTGAAACAGAACGTGAAGAAATAGCGGTTGTCTCGCCTAATTCGCCTTTCGCGCCTAAAACAAGAATATTCTCGATCTCATCCATCGAATAATGGCTAAATCGTTTTTCAATTTCGGTTTTCAGATCGGTTGTCACTAGGTCTATGATGTCCGAATCGGTTTTGTATTGGCCCGCTCGCTTGAAAGCGGTTTGCACTTGCTCCAGTATCCAGGCGTTTCGCTGTGGCAAAAGTTGGTTCCTAAATAGGTTTGCTCCTTCGAGCGTTTTGCGGTAAGCGTCTGCGTTCATTGGTTTATTTGTTTAGGGTTATTCCATTCCCACTCTGTTTTCTGCTTGGTCTTTCCAGACTTGATGTTTTCAATTGCTTCATCGACGTGGATGCGGGTGTCTCTCTTTTTTTCCGACGCAAATTCTATTTTTCTTCTCATCCAAGTTTTTAAGCGCCTACTCACATCAAAGGATTTTTCTTTTTCAAATCTCATTTTTCGGTCGTTTATGCCGTGTTCCGTCCAGTACTCATAAAATTCAACAAGATCAGATTTCTCAATCTCAGAATTAAAAGGGGCGAGAATTTTTCCAAAATTCGTTTTTCTCAACTGCAGCCCTCCTTTCCCTTCTTCTTTCTCTTGTACTTCTACTTTCCCTTTCTCTTGTACTTCTACTTGTACTTCCTCTTCCTTTGGGGTGTTTGTTGTTTTACCCTTGGGAGGGGTCGGTGGGGTGTCTAACGAATTGCCTTGCAGGTCTGTCTTACACGCTCTAATCCATCCTTTTACAGAAGTCTCAATTGCATTGATTTGACTTTCATAAGCTAAGTCAACAGGAAATTGCAGCTCTTCAGGGTCTTCATTTAGAAACTGCTTATTGATTATAGCCATTAAGAAAGCTAATTTATCCGAGTCAGTTTGCAGCTTATTAACAACATCAAAATAACTACGAAGGAAATTGAACGCTTTTCTTTTAGTTAGTTTCATAGCTGGTCAATTAAGTTTATAGAAGACCTTAATGACTTTGCGAACTTGATTGCGGTGGACTTATCAAGACAAATTATAGTTCTTGCATACACGGAATCATAATGATCTTTGTCATCAATGCAAATACCTATTTCACCATTCTCATTTACGAAGCATTCAAGCTCCATATTTTGTGTTGAACTTTCCTCTGTTCCGAGAAACACTGTTTTATAGTTTGCCATTTTCTTCAAGGTTTAGAGATACCCAGAAACTTTTAGTTATAAGAAACCCTCAGTAGTTCCTCGCGGCTTCACGTCCGATTTCCTGCTGAGGGTTTAAGAAGGTGCTTTCGCTTAGTGTGAAGCCGCGATTGAAGCGCAAGTATACAACTATTCCTTCATTAAACGATCAACCGAATAGATTTTTTTCAACTTCTGAATCTTCGCGTGTGTCATCTTTCGACCATCTTTCAGGTAGTGGATAGACATCTGTACCCACTTGTGGTCTAGTCCGAGATCATATGCAACGACTTTACTTCCGCGCTCTTGATAATCGGAAAGGAAAAGGTCACCGATTATTTCGGCTTCGTTGTCTTGAATGACTTCTCTGATTGTGTCCGGAGGATCAGGAATATCTTTAATCTCATAGAGTGTGATTTCACTACCCACTTTTTCAATCATGTAATCTTTTTTGTGGTCGTTAATAAATGAAGGCATAACTTTTTATTTTCCGTAAAGGTACAAAATACTTTGTAGAGTGAAAGAAAAGTTGTAAGTTTGTCAAAACAAAAACCAACTCAAATGAATGAATTAGTAAATCAGGCGAAAGCCTTAGCCCCAAGCGAAGGGGTATTCTCGACACTGCAAGGATTTGAACACTGGCAGCGCGTGGCGAAGATGATAAGCGAAAGCAACATCGTCCCATCCAACTATCAAAAGAACGTGGCAAACGTCATGATCGCTATCGAAATGGCAAACCGCATAGGGGTATCCCCCTTTATGGTCATGCAGAATCTAGACATCATCAAAGGGAAGCCCTCCTGGAGTTCGACCTTTATCATTTCGGCTATTAACTCATGCGGAAGATTTGAGCCATTAAGGTTCGTCTTTGAAGGCCAACCAAAGACAGACGGCTATGGATGCCGAGCGATTACCAAAGACAAGAACGGTCAAGAGTGTAAAGGCCCGCTGGTCAATTGGCAAATGGTTAAAGCCGAAGGATGGTTTGACAAGTCAGGCTCCAAGTGGAAGACGATGCCCGAACTGATGTTTCAATACCGCGCTGCTTCATTCTTTGGCCGCTTGTACGCTCCCGACATCATGAACGGAATGCACTCAGTTGAAGAGACTATTGATGTCATCGCAAGTAAGGCAAAACCAGACCCCGAAAAGGTCAGCAACGAGAAGGAACTAACCCGACTGGAAAAGCACCTTGCAACGGTAACAGATGCGGAAGATTTGGACTTACTATTGCAAACAGTATCGCATAGCGAAACTATGACAGAAATGGTTCAGGCGCGTATTGATGAACTTAACACTGAAGAGCAATGATTGAGACGACATTCAACCCCGAAGAGATACGCTTTCGAGCGTCAGGAATCTACCACCTTTGTACACACTTGGAGTCGATCACAGAGAAGCAGCTGGAAATGTTAGACACTTTAGCCGCAAAGGAAAAGCGAACGGAAAAGCAGGGCGAAACATTAACTGGTTTAATTGCAAAGCGCGACAAGCCCGACGAATTACCTAGCGGTGCAATCACTCACCTGTACGACATCTACGATTCACACGTCTACGGTATCCGTGAAGACATTGGAGGGAAGCATATCGACAAGGGCAACCTTTGCGAACAAGACAGCCTCGAATTGATTACGCCTTACTTTGGTTTTCTGGTTAAGAACGTCGAGACTTTTGAAAATGGTTTGATAAAAGGAACACCCGACGCGCTCACCGATGAAGTAGTGATTGACACCAAGACATCTTGGAACCTGAGAACATGGAGAGCAGCAGAAGTCACCGCATTATACGAGTGGCAACTTCAGGCATATATGCACCTGACAGGTCGAAAGAAAGCGATTTTAGCTTACTGCCTTGTTGATACCCCTATGATGTTGATAGAGGACGAAATCAAGCGGCAAACGTATTACAAAGGAATCATTGACGACGTATCAGATGAGTACCATGAGATTGAGATGCAAGTGCAGCGAAACATGATTTTCAGCGACCGCATACCCGCTAAGAATCGAGTCAAGTTCCTCACCATTGATCGAGATGAAAAGAAGATCGACGCAATGAAGCGACGTTCTGAAATGGCAATTTCCAAACTAAAAGAGATTCACGAATTAGAGTTAAACTATAAACCTGAGTTGAGATGATAGACTTCAAAAAATACGACAAAGAAAACCCTCAAATATGGGAGGCATTCAAGAAGTATTCATGGGAGGCGAAGCAACGTGGCTTTCAATACTACTCAGCCAAAGGCATTTTTGAAATCATTCGATGGAATACGGCAACGAATGGCAGCGACGGGTTTAAGTTAAATAATAACTACCATGCCGACTACGCGCGAAAGATGATGAATGTGTATCCTGATTTCGAAGGGTTTTTTAAAGTTAGGGAGTTGAAGGCGGGGAGGATTTGATGCCAACGTTCATGTATAAGATTAGGTGCTACTTTGATGAAGCAAATAAGTAAGTAAATAAATATTAAATTTGAATTAAATATTAACCTTAATAAAGACGCTTTAGCACTTAATTTTATACGGTGTTAGGGTGCGTTTTTTAATATGAATGAAGTAATAGATAAATTAAAAAATATGCCTTTTGTGACAGGATTACGAGAAGGCTCTGGTAAAACAGCAAACCCAAATAAACACTTAAAAATTGATATTAGAAAATCTTTAATAGCAGAAAAAGATTCAATACCAAAACTTTATGAGTTATTAAACAGCCAAACGTTTTTTGAATGGACTGTTAGTATGACGGACTAATGCATCCTAACACCAAGATAAACCGAGTACGGCGCAGCCTATTCGATTTATCAACTGTTGGCAGAATTGTCATTACCTTTACTCAATGCTGGTTATGAAATTGGTAGAACATAGGTTGGAGTTGGTTTCCTATGCTCGCAATATGGTCGGAGATTATGCTGAAGATGTAGTCTCCGATCTGAGCGAGGAACTTTTAAGGAAACGGCTGAACGCTCCAGATAAATACCTTCCGCTTTTAAAGTGGTATCTGAGACGGAGGTGCGTTGACCATATCCGAGCGAGTCCCAACACTTGCGAGCTTTATGAGAATGTTGAACTAACTGATGAGCCGTATAAGAATAATGAATTGATTGAGGCAATGGAACAGGAACTTAGAAACCTTGATCCGGTAGTAACGAGAATACTTGTGTTGAATCGAGTGGAGCGGGTCACGGCAAAGGAAATAGCAGAGGGAACTGGAATCAGTATCGGACGAATAAAAGGAATCATTTTTAAAGCACGAAAACAAGTAAGGGAAAATGCGACAAGACGAACATGAATTGCAGAAGGCTTGTGTAAATTGGTTCGGGTATCAGTATCCGCACTTAAAGGATTTGTTGATTGCCATACCCAACGGCGGTAAACGACACGTTAAGACTGCGGCCAAACTAAAAGCCGAAGGGGTGAAGGCGGGTGTACCTGATTTGTTTTTGGCTGCACCCGTAGGCTATAAAGTAGAAGCAAACGGAAGAAAAATCATCGAGCATTTATCCGCAGGTCTTTGGATTGAGATGAAAACGCCAAAGGGAGTTATCCGAGACAGCCAAAAGAAATATCTTAACTTACTCCCAGAGGTGGGATACCAAGCAGTAATATGCCGATCCTTTGAAGAATTTAAAAAGGAAATCGAATTGTACTTGAACCAAAAAAGAAAAAAGGATGCCAGCAAAGAAACCCACAAGAACAACCAAAACAACGCGAAAGCCACGGGCAAAGAAAACCTACAAGACCGAAGGCGAAAGCCTCAAAGTAGGTGACAAGATCGAGAAGATAACAAAGGCCACGGGAATTAAAAAGGCCGTGGAGGTATTCAGCCAGATCACAGGAGCCGATTGCGGATGCGAAGAGCGAAAGGAGAAGATGAATAAACTCTTTGCCCGAAAGCGACTAAAGGCACGCTGCATTACCGCCGATGAATATTACCAACTAACCGAAGTGTTGAAGATTCAAAACAGGCGTATCCCTTCAAAGCAGCAAAGGGAAATAGCAAGATTCTACTCAGTGATATTCGGAACTCGTTACGAGGTGTGGTGCGACTCATGCCCCGAGATTTGGAAGGCCCATATCAAAGACTTGGAAGGGGTCAGAGATTTGTATAAGTCAGAACTCGAAAAGTAAACCATTAAAACCAACTCAATGACACGAACAGCAGTAGCATACCCAATAAAGACAAAGCCGTCACAAAGTGAAGACCTGCTATTGAAGTACTCCCTTCGATCACTGGAGGCAAACGGCGGTAAATTCGGTGACCTCTTCCTGATCGGAAAACGACGCGAATGGTTTAGCCCCCGTGTTAGAGTGTGCGACATTCATTATGGCATCGAATCAAACAGCAAGTTTTCAAGAGTCACCTCTAAGATGGTTGTATTCTCGTCAATGGAAATACCCTTTGTTCTGATGAATGATGACTTTCTACTATTGCAGCCGCAAGAGATAACGCAAGCAAAGTATAAGGCATTCCCAAGCGTTAAAAGCATCGCGAAGGAACATAGCTCCCATGCGTACCGCGATCTCTTGGAGCGAACGCAAACGAAGTTCAATAAGGGCAAAGATTCGTTTGCCTTCATAACGCACACCCCGTTACTGATTGACTCGCCTAAATTGGTTCAAGAAATAACGACGATGTACAATGGAAGGTCGTTCTCCTTTCGCCAAGCGTATGCATTGATTCGCGGCCTGACGAAACACCCATTGCTTGAAATCGTTAAACAGGACGTGAAGATCAAAGAAAAGCAAACGGCAGCAAATTGGCCTAAAGCATTTGCGGGGCATGAAATAGTTTCCTTCCATCCCGCTGCTGTAAACAAAGAACTGTTTAAGGCGTTGGAAAAGATGTTCCCTAATAAATCAAGGTTTGAGATATGACAAAGGCAGAACAAGTAATTGAGTTGATTGAAACGGAGTATATTTCAAGGAACGAGGCTTGTAGGAGGCTGAACTATCCAACATCAACCTTCCGTGATCAACATGCAGCAGAAGGGCTTACCGCTCGATACGCGCGCGCGTGCGAAGACAGGGAGTTGTTTTTTCTTGATGAAATCAAAAGAATATCAGAGGAGAAGGCTGGAGTGATACATGATGAAGATGGAAATGAAAGACTTGATAGCGGGTTTCAGCAGCGTCAAAAACTAAGGATTGATGCGATTAAATGGATGCTATCGCGAATGAACCCAAAGAAGTACGGAGATAAGATTGAGACGGTGACGCACACGGGGAAGTCCTTGCCTGACTGGATGGATGAAGGGGATGAATGAAAGCCAACCCGAACTATACTTACCTCAAAAAGCACGTTTCTAAAAATAGATGGACGTGCTTACAAGGAGGAACCAGAAGCGGCAAGACGTACGCCACCTGCTACTTCATTATTGACCTTTGCCGCAAGCATGAGGGTATCGAGATTGACATAGTAAGAGACACGTTCACCGCTTTGAAGCAAACGGTTTGGAAGGACTTTAAGGAAATCTTAGTTGAGTACGATCTATACAATGCTGCCAACCACAACAAGACCGATCATATTTACAACCTCTTCGGGAATACTATTAACTATTACGGCGCGGACGATCCTGCAAAGATTCACGGACGAAAGCGGGACATTCTTTGGCTCAACGAAGCACACCAATTTAAAGAGGATACGATAAACCAACTTACCCCAAGAACGAAGTATCGAATCATTGCAGATTTCAACCCAGCGATGGAATCGGAACATTGGCTCAACGCTATCTTAAGAGATTACCCGCCGCTCATTACGACCTACGTTGACAACCCTTTTCTGAGTACAGAGCAGATAGCCGACATTGAAAGCAAAAAGGGCAACACCTATTGGTGGAAGGTATACGGCACTGGAGAACGTTCTGCACCCGTGGGAGTCATCTTTGAAAATTGGGAGTACGGTGAATTTCCCGATGACCTCAACTATCTGTTTGGGCAGGATTATGGATTCAGCAACGACCCGACTACACTAGTCAAGGTCGGAGTCGATGAGAAGAGAAAGCGGTTGTACCTCCACGAAGAGTTGAACAAAGTCGGGATGACCACCTCCGAGATTGCCATGGTCAATAAACGAGTAAGCGAAGGCAAAATGATCGTTGGTGATAGTGCTGAACCTCGACTCATTGAAGAACTCAAACGGATGGGTTGTCGAATGAAGGCGGCGAAGAAAGGCCCGGGAACCGTAACGGCGGGAATATCGAGGATGCAGGATTACACTTTTGTTATCACACGCACCTCTGAGAACATCGCTAAAGAACTCAACTCCTATAAGTGGGCGGACAAAAAGAGCGGCGTTCCAGTGGATAAGTATAACCACCAGATTGACGCGGTGCGTTATGCCTTCGGGGTATTAACTGGCAACGCTGGAAACTACGCTTATGCTTCGGGTTAAAAATAAAGTTGCACAATCAAACTATCTTTGTATCTTTGGTGAACATTAAAACCAACTCACATGATTAAGAAAATGCAAGCGACGAGCGATTCACTGGAAATTCAGATAGATGGCATCGACATCTACTTTGACGCTCAAATGAGATTCACCCGAACAGTATACGGCGGTGACTACTTCAACGAATCAACACACGAGGACACCGACTTTGAAACCGAGTACTTTAATCTCCAGTCGTGGGATGAACACGAGAACGAGGTTCATGTGCCAATCACCGAAGATATTGAATCGTCCATCAATCAGAAAATAATCGAAGAGCTTCAAAGCGAAGCCGAAGAAGTATAATTCAAAAACCAACTCACAATGAAATTACAATTTGGAAAGAAGTACATCACTAAGTCGGGGCGCGTTATTGGCCCGTTGAAACTCACAAAGGAACGAGCAATCTCGTACCCGTTTTATGACCCTCGAAACCTTAGAGCATACACCGAGGACGGATATTGCAGTTCAGGCGAAGAGCTTGATATAATTATGGGCGCTCATTATGACAGCGAAGAACTGCCTTCCGTTAACACCGTGACCATTTCCGTTGAAGACTATGAACGCCTTACGAGAATGGAGCAAGGATTTAAGAAAATGGTTGAAGAACTAACGGAACTCAAAAAAGAAATGACGCAATGGTAAAGGTCAAATTTAAAGGAATCGTAAAGGGCCAACCGACAACAGTCACCCTGAAAAGTGAAGACCCGCTAACAGCACTCGTTCGATTCTGCACGAACTACGGAGCAGACATCGACACGTTTAAGAGGATAGGAATATGAGCCAACGTCCAACCGTTCACTTCATTTAGCTAGGTTCACCGCTCCCACCAAAGTACAAACGAAACATCCGGACGTTTAAGAATTTAGGATACCCCGTAAAGGTTTGGACTGAGCCGCTTCCCGAGATGATTAACCGCCGAGCGTTTGACGCGATGCGTTCATGGGCTGGAATAGGTGTAAATAAACGGCAAAGAATATAAAACGGCATAAGATATAACAGTGTAGAGGTACGGTAAAATCCGTTCTTAAAGTAAATGGTGACTTGTGGTAAGCCCAGCCTTTATGCTGTTTTATATTTATTGTTATGTGATCTTTTAATTGCATCATAACGATTTGGCCATGAATAGTTGCGAATAAATAAAACAAATAATTATGATAAGTAGAGAAGAATATAATAAAGCATTAGACATTGTAGAAGCCTACCATAAGCAATTATTTATAGGTGTTGTTGTACGTAGTTTTAAGCCACTTTCAAAGGTAGAAATAGGCGATTATGTAAAATGCGAAAACCTGCACAAACAAAGTAAAACTTGTTTAACAAGTGGTAAAGAATATGAAGTAATTGACGTTTATGACACGGAATATAGAGGTTTGCTATTTTATATAATTGACGACAATGGCAAAGAGAAAAAATACTCTGATAAGAACCGCCAATTTAAAATAGTTGTGGCTTAATATTACTTACAACGTTTAGTATATGGCAAGTAGCCTATCACAGAATTAAGTAAAGAGTAAATAAATTAATAACAAGCAGATAGTTTCTAAAATGGCTAATAAGGCTATTTGCTATATACATTGTTAGCCACCGTTTTTATGAAAGACAAAATGACAAAAGAGCAAATTACTCAACGACCAAAAGACTTCACTCATAACAAATATGAACATGGTGGAAGTAGAATTTACATTAATGGTGAATCAGGGGATAGACAACTAATTGTTGACACCTATTTTGATAAAGAATTTGCTGAACATATTGAAAAATGTACACGAGAATATTTCGGGCTACCAAATGGTGGCTAACGTTTAGTATAAGAGCCGTTTTTTCTATGGGTTTTATACAGTGTTGTGTGTAGTACGGTTGGTTTAGCACAATTTTAATTAAAATGACGGAATATAAAATAAAAGTTTGTCAATATGTAGAAAAAGATACATTTGTAATAGAAGCGAATAGCAAAAAGGAAGCGAAAAGATTAGCCTTAATAGAGTATGATAAACTAGATAAGTCTTACTCACTTAATGTTCGAGAAGTAGGTGTTAATGGTAACTAATATAGTATTACACACAACGGTTACAGATATATTTAGTTGTTTACTTAAATTAAAATACAAATGATAACAGAACAAGAATACTTAAATGCAAAACAGATAGTTCAAGAATACGAAAAACAATTGAATATATCTGGTGTTATAAATAGTCAAAAACCGATTGAAGAAATACTCTCGGATGCTATTAAACAAAGTTATGATAAAATAAAAGATAATTTAGAACCACCACTTTAAGGTTTTTTATTGTTTATAACGACCCGTGTATGAAATCGGTTTTATTTTTCTTAAAACTGTTTTATACATATTGTTATGTGTAGGTGTGGTTGGTTTAGTATTAAATTTAATTCTGAGATATTTATATATAAAGAAAATATTATGAGTAAAGAAATGAGAGAACAAA